TCCGAAACCAAATCCACCGTTTCCTCTGGGCCGTCCAGGCGGATCTGGACGCTGAACTTTGGGTAGATTGATTTGAGCGTCAGAAAAGCATTCCTAAAATTCTTAAAGTCATTCACCCCGGATCCGACCCTGGCACCAAGCTGGTTGGTTGCCGTGCCGGTGTAGCCCCTTGTGATGATCTGATCCTCTACCGCGAGCTTTCGCGTCAGGCCATAATCTGTGGCCGTGGAAACAAACTCGACCACCTCATCCTCCATGCCGCAATAATCAGCATCATCATATAAATACAGCACCCCGTCATCGGACACAAAGAACAACCGCTTAATGCCGCTATAGGTCAGCACAACAAAATCCTTGACCGTCACATTGGCCGGCAGAATGTCCTGACCACTCCAGGCTTTCTGCACAAAGTCATACACAAAAATGCGATTGTTCTTTGTGTTATATTCTTTGATGGACCCTGTGAGGGGGTTGAGTTGGAAAAGTGTGTGAGAGACAGCCTGACTCGCGGTTGAAGTAATCGTTGCCGTTGGCGCATCAGCCGTAAATATTCCGGTTTCCAAAAGGATGGTCGATCCGGAAGCAATACTACCTGTTCCTGACTTGGTAAATTTATAGGTTTCACCGACCTCCACATCGACCGCAACGCTGGCAGTATTGTCGGCTGTCAATCCTGCCAGCAAATTGCCCCCCCCCACATAGGCTGTTGTCCCGTCTACGGAACTAATCTGGGCACTTGTCCCTGGTGAAGTAAACTCGTTTTCAGAGGTGATCTCCGTGTTGTCAGACAGAATCAATTTTTCACCAATACTGGTTGGAGTATACTTATACCGGCCATCTGTCTTTAAGTTTGTAATGAGTGTAGTGGCATCCACATTCTGATAATGAGTGTAGGGAATCAGATTGGATCCAAACTCCGCAGTGGGTGCTGCCAGATAATAGCGGTTATTGAAAAATTTTGCGGTGGCCGCTGCACTATGTTCCCAGCTTATCTTTTGAATATCCGGATCGATGTCATCAGAAATCGCTATGTCTTCGCCCTGCCATAGTCCAGGCGAATTCTTTTCCGCTCGCTGCAGACTGACCACACCTCGCCGGTCTGATAGGAACCAGATGTCGGATCCGATTTCCACAATTGTTTTGGGTGCGCGACAACCAAACTCTGTGGTCACGCAATCTAGTCGGATGTCAAAAAGGTTCCCGTAGATATTCGATATAGAAAATATTGAATTACTCTTAAACGCCAGGAGCTGAAAATCAGTAAGCGCAATTATCCCAGTAAGCGCATCGGCAGATCCCTGGTTGATGCGTAGCTGACTAAAAATCGACCCCCTCGTCGGATTGATGTAGTCGCTTGTAAATATAAGGTCAGAATTAGGAATCCACAGTCGGTTTTGAAAATAGATTGCACGATCCGCTGAAGGCACTTCCACGGTGCCCACTTCCTCGTTCTCGTCCAGATCCAGATCTGTTTCCTCCTGGGTAATGGTCTTGAATCCTGTGGCAATGTCGGACATCACCAGCACATCCTTGTCCTTGCCGCGAAAAGCGAACAGCTTGCTGAATGCCTGGGTGAAATTCACATCCTCGGCAATTGTCTGACCAACCTGTAACGGGAGCAGCACGGCGGTGTTGTTTGCTGTGGCCGCATAGAAACCATCCCCTGTGGCCACAACCAGATACTCAACCGAATTCGGATCTGAAAATGTGGCTGCACCGTAGACTGTGCCAAACGGATAAATGCGGTGGCCCAGGTCAGTCCAATTTGAGTTGATCACCGTATAGTCTCCTACAAACGGAAGATTAATATTATTGCCAGTGTCACTGTTCTTCTGGAAGTAAGGGCCAACTGTGTAATGCTGGGAAGCCGGCCCGTAAGCATGAGCCGTGTTGTTGGTGCCTAGCGCCGACAGATAAACCGATGCCGGCTGGGAATCAGCCACCGTGATCGAGCTGACCACTGCTGTGACCCCAGCACCCGCCTGGATATGCAAACGGTTGGCATTGCCCCCCCGCGACATATAAGTGCGCTTGTAGGTGCCGGCAATGGTGAACCATTCCGGATTCCCATTAGGATACGAACTGCCAGCAGTACCTAAAAATACCGCAACACCTTTGACTGTGGCCGGTGATCCACTACTGGCTGGGGTGATGGAGGCTATAACAATTTCAATCTCCAGAATATCGCCCTGCAGGATCGAGCTACTCAAGTCCTGGTATAAATTAGAAGTGGATCCAGCATTAGTAATATTCGCCGTGTTACCAGATATGCTCCAATTGCCATTTACCCAAGGGAAACCATCCTCACTAAAGTCACCACCAATGACCGTGACCGGAGAGGTGCGAACATCAGTGATGGCGGTTGTGGAACCGACATCATCAGCCAACCGACCACTGAAACTTACAATTGAATTTATATCATACGCCTGGTAAACGTATGCATCTATATGCTTGTTCGACCAGGGCATCGGTTTGATACCTGGCCGAGTAACTGCGCCCCCATCCCGAAAGCGTTTGTTCTTTGCGTAACTACAAAAGGAAGGAGGAACTAGGGCGGGATCCAAGCGCGAATTGACTCCGCGAAAACCTGGATCGCCATCCGTTAATGGAGGTAGCGCCGGCATAATTTAGTTCCCTCATTGGGATTAAGCCTCGGAGCTTTTCTCCAATTTGTGACGAATGAACAGGCCAATTATCGAGGTGAAGCCGAGGTTCAGTGCAGCACCGATTTCAAGGCTTCCGGTGAAATATCCGGACAGCGCAGCGATTAGGCCAGTTATGGCACTCCAGGTTGTTTTACTTTTAAGCATAATATTTTTTTTAAATTTAAAAAAGCCGGCCAGGGATTTGCCCTGACCGACTGTAGTTATTCGGTGTTCTCCTCCGGAGAGGGTTCAGCCATTGGAGCGTCCAGGGTTCCCCCACACGCTTTAATGATCTCTTCACCGATTTTGATGGCCGCTTGATGCTGCTCCAAGGGCAAGTTTGTCCTTGTTACTGCACCAACCAACTGGCCAACCCATTCCTTTATCTGGTTTATGTCCTGCGCCATAAATTTTATCTTCCCCTTGGCTTTCCCCCCCGTAATAGGATCCAGAGATCATTCTGGAGATCACTCGCGGTGTAAGAGGGCCGGCGAGGGTCGCGGGGCTTTGGCTTCGTCGCCTTTGGCTTTGGCTTTGGCATTCCCGGCCTTGTGCCCCTTGGGGTTTGTAACTCGGTTCTGTTCCGTCCGCCTTGAGTCGATTTGGGTGACCTGACGGCTGGCCGCTGGCGGCGAGGTTTTGAAGCGTGTAGTTCAGAGATTCGTTTTTTTCGTGCCATGATATTTTAGCAGGATGTTTTATCTACCTGGCTTTCTCCTCAAAGCCCGTTGAATTCTATCCCGTTGGGTTGTCTTGAACGGGTTGACCCGTGGTCTTGGAGTTCTAGGTTTGGCTGACGGCGCTTTCGCCTTTGGCTTTGGCCTTGGCGTAACCGGCCTTGTGCCTCTTGGAGTTTGCAAATCAGTTCTGTTGCGGCCACCTTTAGTCGAGGGTGGCCCCTTGGGCTTGGGCTTGGGCCTCTGGCTATCTTTCCAACGCTTCCTCGCCGCATCCGCCGCCTTTGGCGATGAATACCCACTGTCTATGAACTTTTTCAGGACTCCCCGTAGAGTTGGTTTCTTTGCCATAATGTTTTTCCGTCTTATGTAAACTCCAAAAGCATTACATCGTTATCACTTGTTTTAACGCTCCCCGCAAAATTGGGGATTTGGACAATTTGATTGTCCGCCAATTCTAAATGGCAAGCCCCTGCCGCTGGTGTACCGTCATTGTCAAATAGCACATAAGCTGTGCCACCACTTTGGTTTTGTATCACCAATAATTTTCTCCTGTCATCAGCCGCTGCCACTGCAGCAGGAGCAACAGGAAACTTTAGATGCGTTTTTGATTCTTGAGTAGTCATATCAATATGTTACCACTTCGAGGCTCGACTGTTGCCGTTGTATACTGGTCAACTGTTCCACCTCTTTGCCAAGGAATTGCCTGGCTTTTATTTCTTCTACTGTGCCGGCATCAAGCTGACCGTTGGCCTTCAAGTGGCCGGCAAAACTCATTTGAATCAGAAAAGGCTGAAAGATTTTTGGGATATCCACCTTTGTCCATTTTGTTGCATGGGTAGTGGGTGATTGCCCAGCGGCTGGATCTAGATTACCAGCTCCCGCCGTGTAAAAATTTCCAATCTTATCTGAATCTTCAAAATATACCTGGGCACCGGCTGCATAATTTGTTGCCGTTGCCCAGACCTCACCCGTCAACGCTGGACGGGCCTTGCGATACTCGATGTACACCGTGCCACTGACACTGGTGTCGAAGATGGCAATCTTCTCCGGTGTGGAGGCTGTGCCATCATCATATAAAGTGTAATTGATCGCCGCATTGCTGCTTCTCTCCTGCGGATGATATTTCCAGACATTAATGATCTGGGCCGCATCAGTTGGGTAAGTCAAATATTCCAGGTCACCACTGTCGGTCACCGTCTGACTTGCCACACGAATCAACTCTGGCCAATCTGCTTGATCCCATGCCTCATGCAGTGAGATGTCTGTCAGATCTCGCACCTGACGAAAAAAGAAACCAGGCAGATTCTCTCGATCCTGCCCAGTTAAAGTTGCTGCACCATAAATAATGCTGGAAAAGTCGAGTGCCTTCATCCGAAATTCTTATGGTACTTCACTTTTGATTTGTCAGAAGGGACATAGCCAAACTGCAATTTAGTTCCCCCGCTATTAACCTTCACGCCAGGATTGGATTCCTCGTAGGTATCCAAAAATGCTTGGTCATTCCAACAGTCATAACCGTACATTTGTCCATAGTGATGATAATCTTGCACGGGGATCCTGCACCGCAGTTGGCCAAGCCCTTCGACAGATTTATAATCAGTCTTGTCATGGTGCTGACCCAGCTCCGTATGCTGGACTTCAGCCATGACACGATCCCGAACATGACCCTTCCGGAATTCATCAAGGCAAGCCTGGAGAGTGCCCCCAGGCATTGCCATGATGCCCTCGTAGAAAGGGTCATATCCGTTAGTCGCCATTAGGTGGCAGAGGTGCGGAATCGCCCATGCTCTAACGGGTTGTAAACACACAAACCGTAGATTGCGCGAACCATACCCGCCGGCCCACCGCCATCAGTAGTCAGCTTGGTAGCTGTCGGTGGCGTGTGGTACTTAATTTCAATACCGTTCATGTTCAAAAAGTACCCGCCAGCCTTGCCGGCACTCGATGCCAAATCACCATCGACAAAGGTCGAGGGATGCAATCTGACTTTCCCAAAATCTCCTTGGAACACATCGATTGTGGAGATTAAACGGTTGTCATCTTGCGCCCTGTTCACCGTGCGGTTGTCCGCATTGGCAGCGGTAAACGCTGTTGTGTGCGTTCCTGCCAACGTGGTGAACTTGCCCTTGAGCGTAACACCGATTATCCCATCGTAGTTACCACTGGTTCCGGTCTGTGCGTAGATGGCTTCCATCAAGTTTTGCACCTGGGTTTCAGTCAACGTGGCCGTAGTCTGCACCGCAGTTGCCGTTGTAGTCCCTGCCGTTACTCTGAAACCACTGTCCACATTGGTCGATGCGTCATTCGTGTTCACTCCAGAGCCACCAATAGCAGTACTGGCCAAGCCGCCTTCAGAAATGAAACTTCCAAGCGCCTTGGTCTTGGCCGTGTTACTGGCAAAGTTACCATTCTGGTTGGAGGTCAAAACACTTTCCATGTCGCGACGAAGCTCAAACGTGCGGCGAGCCATTGAACGATCAAATTCGCTCGGCACACCGGCCACTGTCTGAATGTCATCAGTGTAGAAACCAATGCGAGTTTCGCGTTGCGAAACATGAACATAGTTTTTCGCCAATGCGCGAGTTGCGGGATCGATAAATGCCGTGCCGGCCAGATTCACATCTGCACCGTCTGCCACTGAATCACGCCTTACTGCATTATATTTATCCATCTGCCACTGAAAAAGTACGTTTTTCGGGCCGGCGGATTTTTTTGC